ATTGAAATGTTTCCTAAATACACAACCATAGATACATTAAAGGTAGCTAGACAAAAGTTTAGATTTAATTCTAACAGGCTTAACTACATTGCAGATTATTTAGGATTAGGGCAAAAGATTAAAACAGAGTATTCATTGTGGAAGGATATCCTATTAAAAAAGGATAAGATAGCAATGGAGAAAATGATTAAATACTGCAAAAAAGATGTAGTATTGTTGGAGCAAGTGCATAAGGCTTTATCTTTGCACATAGAACCTAAAACGCATTATGGAGTAGTATTTGGACACGATAGGGGTACTTGTCCTGAATGTGGTAGTGATGACCTGATAAGAAACAATAAGGTAATAACTGCAACAGGGTTAACTAGAATACAGTACAAATGTAACACCTGTAATAAGTACCATTCAAAAACTGACAAATAATGAGCAGAATATTATACTCAATCATAGATGACCTTTTATCTAGGGAAGACAAAGGTTTAAAGGAATACGGTACTACAATGGATAGAACTGATTTAAGTGAACAGGATTGGCTGCAACACGCATACGAGGAAAGTCTTGATTTAAGTATTTATCTTAAAAAAATAATTACAATAAAGAATAAAATAAAAACTAAATAAAATGAGATATCCAAAAAACTTTTCAAAATTGACAACACTACAACAAGAACAATGGTTGGTAAATAAACTACAAGAATTATACCAATTAGAAAGCGAAATTAAATTAACACTTGGAAAGATAAGAGGTGGCGAAGTATTAATATTTAAAGAAATAGACAGACCTGATTTGGCTTTAATGAAAGATGAAGATTAAAATTATATATAAGAAATTAGGCAGAGAACAAGCACACGGCATTGCTGAAAGTGATGGTATTATATATATTGACCCTAGATTAAAGGGTAGAAAGAAAATGGAAATTTTAATACACGAAATTTTCCACCTGTTAAATCCTGAAGATACAGAGGAACAGGTCATAGAAAAAAGCATTACACTTACCAAAATGTTATGGTCTTTAGGCTACCGACAGGTAGATAATAGTAAGCATTTACCCCTACAGGATGGTAGCAAATAGCTAATTTTTTAGCTTGTCCGGTTTTCTGTCCGGACAAAATATCGGACAATTTACCGTTCATCAGTCCCATTTACCGTTCATCACATTTTTTAGAAATTTAGTACATAATACTTGGATAGTATGTAGATAAGTTGTAGTTTCGTTATGTCATTGATTGATAACCAAAAACAAAACAACTATGAAAAGTTACATTAAAAGAACTAACAAGAAAACAAATGAAGAATTGTACTTTGTGGGTTATGTACCATTAGGTGCATTGGGTCAGGCAGAACATTGGATTCCTACACCACACGAAATTGAACTATTTGAATCAAGTGATATATTCGTTAAATTGACTACTTCTACTGAAGGTAAATACAGATATCAATTAATATTAAAAACTTCATAATAACCAAAAATAAAACAAATATGAAAAATTTACTAGAAAGATTAAAACCTGAAGTTTTAAACGAAATTGAAAAATCTGTTGGTAAATATCCATTAGCAGTTATGGAATTAAAACAAGAACTAGAAAAGTTATATTATGTAATTGATGTTAGATATGGGGATATCGTACAATTAGATACTTATTTTCTATGTGCTTTTAATAGATTACCAAATAATGGTTGGGAACATTTCATTAATTAAAAACAAACATATGCAAAAAGAACTACACACCTACACAGAACTATGTGCCAAATATGGTACAGAAACTATTGATGCTTTAGATACTTTTATCTATTGGCAAATGCAATACAAAGGCAGAGTTAATGTAAATAATACATTAGTATCTGTAGAAGATTATTTTAAATTCTATAACAAAAAGCCAACCTTATTTGCAGGGTATGACTATGAAGATGATGCTTTTACATTCGGACAATGGATGCAGCATCAAGCAGAAATAGAATATAATAAAATGGCAGAAATTGAGTAACTTTAAAAAAAACAAACAATGAACTTAGTAAAAATTCAAGCTGAATTAAAAGCACCTAAAAACCAAACAAATTCGTTTGGTAAGTATAAGTACAGAAGCGCAGAAGATATTGTAGAAGCAGTAAAGCCTATTCTAAATAAATATGGAACTGCATTAGTTATAAGTGATGAAGTAGTACAGGTAGGTGATAGAATCTACATTAAAGCTACTGCAACACTACTTGATGGAACTGATGACAGTATTAGTGTTAGCGGTTGGGCTAGGGAAGAAGAAGTTAAAAAAGGTATGGATGCTGCACAGATTACAGGTAGTACATCTAGTTATGCTAGGAAGTATGCTTTAAATGGTTTATTTGCAATAGATGATACAAAGGATTCAGATGCTACAAATGAGCATAAGGATGAATTAGGTGAAGAAAAAAGATTGGAACTGATTGTACTACTAGAAAATACAACTTATGATAGTACAACCAAAGATTCAATAGCAAATAGAATAAGCCAATATACTACCTTAGAGCAGTATAAGAAAGCATTAAAAAGTATTAACGAAAATCAAATTAAATAATATGGAAAATAAATGGGGTATTAAAATAAGCAGAATTGCTTTTCCTGATGAAAGATTAGACTTTAATGAATGGGTTAAAAGGTTAAATGTATCTAGTCAATATGCTGATAAAAAGCTAATCCACAATGCAGTATCTTTAAACAATCAATACAATTTCTCAAAAATTAAAAACAAACAGTATGAGCCAACAAACGCAGGTGCTTAATCACCTTAAAAAAGAACCATTAACCCCATTAGTGGCATTAAGAAAGTATGGGACATTAAGACTAGCCGCATTAGTATTTAACCTTAAAGATGAAGGGCATAATATTATTACAGAAAGAGTAAACGTAGGTAGTAAAAAGAACCCTAAATTTGTAGCTAAATATTCACTAATTAAAAATAAATAAAATGGCAGAAGAAAAAAAGAAGTATGGTGCTTGGAAAAAAGAAACAACCAAAGGTATTGTAATCAGTTTTACGATAGAAGGTAAAAGATATTCAATGTGGGAAAACAAATACAAAGATAAAAATTCCCATCCTGACTATCAGATTTATGAAGATTTATATGAAATGAAAAACGAAAACAAAGATTTAGAATTTTAATTATGACAAATAAAGAAGAAATATACGCAGCATATGTGATGCAAAAAGATAGCTTTAATTACCTTCAAAATCTTTTAATTAAAGAAGGAGTTATTTTAGATGATGTTAGAATACCTGTTACTGATAAAACTATTAAGCCTGAAAAGATTGTTCAGTTAGTTGAAGAAGTATTTAGTACAGACATTAAAGCAAATAACAGAAAGCAAAAAACAATCTTTGGCAGACAGGCAGCAGCTTATATGTTAAGAATGTATACAAGGTTAAGCCTATCAGAAATAACTTCATATATTGGAGTTAAAGACCATACAACAGTATTATATTCAATCACTAAGTGTAGGGATATAATGACTACTGAATATTGGTTCAAAGAAAAAATAGAACAACTTTGTGAGGAAATGGATAAATATGCTTTATATTTGTCTTCTAAATAACAAAGAACTAAGTCGCATTTAGTTTATAAACAATATTGGGGGGATGATGAACTGCTAATGCGACTAGCAGGGAATCTGAACCCCATTTTTATTTTATGTCAAAAGACCCTGCATTTTTATTCTACCCTAATGATTACATAGGGGGAACTATGGGTATGACCTTTGAAGAAAAAGGTGCATATATGGAACTGCTAATGTTGCAATTTAATAGAGGTCATATGACCACACATATGATAGGTCAAACGGTAGGTCAAATTTGGGTCAAGATACAGGACAAATTTGTAAAAGATGCTGATGGTCTATGGTATAATGAAAGGTTAGATATGGAAAAAGAACGTAGGAAAACTTTCACGGAATCTAGGCGCAACAACGTTTTAGGTAAAAATCAACATACTAAAAACAAAGAAAAAGAAGTAGGTCATATGACCAAACATATGACAGGTCATATGGAAAATGTAAATATAAATGTAAATACTAAAGATTTATTTATAAATAATATAAAAGAGTATCAAGAAATTTTAGGTGATTCATTTACAGAATTTGTTGACTATTGGTGCGAACCAAATAAAAATGGTAAATTGCGATATGAATTAGAAAAGTTCTTTGATGTAAAAAGAAGAATTAATACTTGGACTAAAAACAAACTAAGATATGGAAATTCAAAAACACTTAACCCAACTGCCACAAGCAGGGAACGAATGGATGCCCTTGCAAAGTGGGTACATAGCTGATAATGAAATAGCTGAAGCATTCAAAGGGAACAAACTAAATCTAGTTTCACCTGTTACATTGAAGGAAAATTTAGCTTACATCTTTACTTTGCTAGGATTCACAAAATATCCTGATACACAGGAAATGGTTGTGATTGAAGATTTCATCAGAACTAGCTACCCATTGTTCACAGTTGAAGAATTCAGGTTAGCATTCAAGATGGCAGTACAGGGTAAGTTAGATTGTAGCACAGAACACTATGAAAAGTTCAGTCCAAAATTTATTGGTCAGGTTATGTCAGCCTACACAAAAAAAGCACTAGAAGTAAGAAAAATGATAAAACCGATTATAAACGAAATTGAGCCGCCAAAATTATCAGATGATGACATTGTATCATTCACACAGAAAGAATGGCTAGAATCGCCTAAAAATGACTTTAACAGGGTATTTAATGCTAACAAGGTATTCGCAATATTACTAAAGCAGGGCAAATTAAAATTTGAGGAACACGAAATGTTACAAATTATCAGGATGGTTAGGGAAGATAACCTAATGAAAATGAATAAATTAATTGGATTAGATGCAAAAGAGTTTAGTAAAAAACTAAAAGATGATGATTTTATTGATACACAATGTAAAAAATTAGCACTTGTCAAATACTTTGAGGGTCTTTCAGGTTAAATATACCTACTGTGGTAGTTTAAAATATTGCTACACGATTAACTTTTTTGACTGTTTCCCAACTAGACAGGATGCCATTGATGGAACTAATAGACTTAAATTTAAAAAACAATTTTATGATTTACTATGGACATATCGGCTAACGACCTAACTAAATGGGCAAAGAAAAATTTAGAATATATTGGGTACAGGCTTAATAGAGTAAACAATATACCATACGGGAAACGTAAAGGAACAATACAAAAAGGATGGGCAGACCTGCAAGGTTACACATCAGAAGGAAGGTATGTTGCAGTTGAAGTAAAAAAAATAGGTGATAAGTTAAGTCTTGAACAAAAAGAAAGATTAGAAGATATCCATAATTGTCAGGGATTAGTATATATTTGTACTGAAAAAGATAATCAGCCTGTACTAATTGAATGGATAAAAATAAAATTATAGAGCAATATTGGCTTAATGATGAAGTCAATCAGGCATTTGCAAAGATGCAGCCTGAAGAATTGCAATATGATTTAAAGGTAGAAGTATTTATGGTTCTGTTGGAAATGGATGATGCGAAGCTAGGTGGACTATACGAAAGAAATGAAATTAGATTTTACATAGTTAGAACTATGCTAAATATGATTAAATCTGATAGAAGCCAATTTTGGAAAAAGTACAGGAACTATACAGAATTTAATGGTAAGGAAGTTGCAGAGGTAGAAAACAATAGTGTGATAGATGTAATGGAACAGGGAATTGAGAAACTGCATTGGTATCAAAAGGAAATATTAAGGCTATACACTTTTGATTTTAATAAGAACGCAAAGGAATTAAGCAGACAGACAGGAATACCTTATATGTCAATCATAAGAACTTTAAAACAAACTAAAACTGAACTAAAAAAACACATACGGAAATGATTCAAATAATCTTAACAAGTATCTGTGCATCATTATTTTTTAATACTATCCACAACCTACATCGTAAATGGGGAATCAACTTCAAACCTTTCAGTTGCGGAAGTTGCTTGGCTTCATGGATTGCAGTTGTATTATATTTCACACCTGAACTGATTTTAAACATAGCTAGTGTTTTATTCATATCAGGTTTTTTGGCATCTATTGTAGAAACTTTAATTTATAAGATATGGAACTAGAACATAGGCAATATTTAAAAGAGCATTATAACAACTATGAAACTGCACAAAGTGGGTTTATTAGAAACTTAGATTTAAGTATAATGAAAATGTATGAGCATATCTACAGAACATACATAGACCCTAATTTCATTTTAACTATTTGGTGTGGTAACTGTAGAATGGATATGGTGTTAAGACTATATAAGCATTATGAAAAAGTATTAAATCAAGATGATTTATTGATGCAAACACAAATTATAGAACCAAAAAAGCGTGGTCGCAAACCAAAGACAAATGGCTAATTTTATACATCCAACTGCAATAATAGGGGACAATGTTGTACTAGGGGACAACAATTACATAGGTGCTTATTGTATTATAGGCGACCCTGCAGAACATAAAAAGTATTGGGGTAAGCAAAAAGGTAATGTAATCATAGGGGATAATAATATTATTACAGGATTTGTTACAATAGATGCAGGTACTGAAGATATTACTTATATTCAGGATAATTGTTTTATAATGAAACACGCACACATAGGACACGATTGTACAATTTTTAATAATGTTACAATAAGTTGCGGTGCAAAGATTGGTGGACATTCTATTATAGAAGAAAATTCAAACATAGGATTAAACGCAGTATTGCATCAGTTCACACATATTGAAGAAGGTTGTATGATTGGAGCAAGTGCATTTATAAAAGGTAAGACAGAACCATTTACAAAATATGCAGGAGTACCTGCAAGAAAATTAGGAGAAAATAAACCTAGATGAACGCAGTAATATATTTAAACTATCAAAATAGAAACATTGAAACTTTGTTTCATAACATTAAAAATGCAGGTAAGCATATAGACTTAATCAGCATTGTAGATGAAACAGGCATAGCTTATGCAATCAATAAAGGATTGATGCAATTAAATAATTTTGACTATGTTACGATTATGGGAAATGATATACTAGAGCCTGATAATTGGTTACAGAGTAGAAATGAATTTATGCAAGATACTACGATTGGAATATGCTCAACACCATTAGCAGGATTTGATGGTGATTCATTAGATTTAATTGGGAACTTTACAATATCAAAAGAAACAATAAACAGGCTAGGTGCATTTAATGAAGAACTAGACCCATACGGAGCAATAGACTTAGACTACTGTACTAGATGCAGGGCAGCAGGATTGCATACAAAGTTCATACCATTAACTAAAGCTACTCATATTGAACAGAATGGTAGTGATGTTTATGGATATAATAAAATGGATTTAGTTAAAAAGACTTGGGACTTGCACACTAAAAACGTATCTGATTATTCAAATGGAACTAAAGCATATTATATTCCTTTATGAGAATACTAGCAATTACAAACAAATTTAGTGGGGTAGGATATCATAGGATTATGATGCCTTTGGTTAATATGCGCAAAGACTATTGTATGATAACCGATACAATTAATGAAGCAGTATTTGATAATAACTATGACATTGTTTTATTTAATAGGTTTTTAGCTTCAACAGATGCTAAACTATTAGTAAAGATGAAGATAAAATATAAATTCAAACTGATAGTAGATAATGATGACTATTGGATTTTACCACCTTCGCACGTTCTTGCACAAAGATATAGAGAAAGTAATATTGCTGAAATCATTACAGAGTATATGAAGGTGGCAGACCTATGCACCTGTACGCACGAAAGATTGGCTGAAGAAATATATAAGTTAAATCCTAATGTAGAAATAATTCCTAATGCTTTACCATATGGTGAAGAACAATTTCAGGATAATAAATTAGAATCTGATTTGGTTAGATTATTTTGGGCAGGTTCAGGTACTCACGTTCCTGACTTAGACATTCTTAGGAATCCAATGAAGAAGATTAATTTCCCTGTAAGAACAGTTATTGCAGGTTATAATCTAGGGGAAAAACATTTATGGGATAGAATGATTGGAGTATTTACAAACGGATTAAAGCTGAACCCAACTATTTATGACTATGCAGATGTTAGTAATTATATGGGTGCTTATGCTGATTCTGATATAAGTATCATTCCTTTAGTAGAAAATAAGTTTGGTGCTATGAAATCAAACCTGAAGGTATTAGAGACTGCAGCAAAGAAAAACCCTGCTATAGTTAGCAACGTACACCCTTATAAGGATATGCCTGTATGCTATGTAAACAATCAACAGGATTGGTACAAATGGATTAAGCTACTGACATTTGATGAAGCAGCTAGGATTGAATATGGGCAGAAGCTATTTGATTACTGCAATACTAACTTTAACCTGCACACCATAAATAATAAAAGATTTGCTATTTATAATAAATTGATAGGTAATGCCGATATACAAATGTAGCAATGGTAAGTACAGAATAGGTACAGGTAGTTGCATATATGACACAGAAGAAAAAGCTGCTAAAGTATGGGCAGCAATTATAGCTAGTGGTAAATATGAAGAAACTTATAATGACTATCCTGAATCAGCTAGTAACAATGCAAAGAGGGCATTAAAATGGGCAGAAGAAAACGGATGGGGTGAATGTGGAACTGCAGTAGGTAAAGCTAGGGCAAACCAATTAGCGAATAAAGAAAACATATCTAGGGATACCATAGCTAGGATGGCATCATTCAAAAGGCATCAACAAAGTAAAGATGTACCATACTCTGAAGGATGTGGTGGGTTAATGTGGGATGCTTGGGGTGGTACTTCAGGCATTGAATGGGCAATAAATAAGCTAAAGCAAATAGATAAATAATGGAATACCATATTCAATTTGGCAGATTCAGAATATCATTAGGGGTATTAACAGAAACAATACAATTAGGTATTTCAATAGGGTATTCAGTAGATGAATTTGCACAATTACATAAGAGTTTAAACATAGGATTTGTATTCGTATCTTTAAACTTTATAATAATGAATGAAGAAACACACTAAACTATATTTAGATTACTTTGGGTATGGCATAGAAGATTTTATCCCTTGTGAATCCTGTGGTGCAAAGGCAGTTGACATACACCATATAGAAGCTAGGGGAATGGGCGGTGATAAAAAGGCAGACAATATAAATAACCTGATGGCATTATGTAGGCAATGTCATTTAGTTATGGGGGATACTAAGACACATATGGAATATTTAAAAAGCAAACATAAAGAGAAATTAAATGGCAAAAGGTAAAAGCGATTCATCAAAAGTTTCATTTGGTAAGCGCAAAAGAGGACAGGCAAAAAAGTCTTATAACAAACATACACCCAAACCAAAACCATCAAGGGGACAAGGCAAATGATAATACTACCTGCACAAATAGAAGGCTTAACATCTAGAAAGGATAAAACCATTAAAGTTACCTTTGGCACACAGGAACTATCACCTGCTGATGCTGCACAGGTATTCCAACTAAATCAAAGATTCTGTTACATAGCTATCAAAGAAGAATCATTTCAACAGGATGAACTAGATAATCTAGATAGTATTAAGACAGACTTAGAATCAAATAAGACCCCATCACAAAGATTAAGGGGTATTTTATTTATAAACTATCAGCAAAACAACGAGGGGTACAAAGACTTTAGCACATATTACATAGCAAAGATGGAAGTATTATGTGAGCATTTTAAATCTAAATTAGATAAATAAACAGAACAATAACAGAATGAGCAAAGAACATTTGATACCATTTGTAAAAGGTCAGTCAGGTAATCCCAATGGCAGACCTAGAAAATATGTCAGCCTATTGAAGGAACAGGGATACAAGCTATCAGAAATAAACGATAGCATTCAGGCTTTAATGTCTATGGATGAAGAAGAACTTAAATCAGTTAGCACAAATGATAAAGCAACTGTACTAGAAAAGACAATAGCAAAAGCCATATTAAAATCTATGAGCAATGGCAGCTTGTATTCTTTGGATACTTTGTTAACTAGAGTATATGGAAAACCAAAGGAGCAGATGGATATTAAATCAGATAATAAAATAGAGGTTATCTTTGTAGATGGTAAAACCATTTTATAATGCAGATATTCTTACCTAATCCACACGCAAACCAACAAAGAATCCTAGAATGTGATAAGCGTTTCAGGGTGGTGATGTGTGGTCGTAGATTTGGTAAGTCAGAACTATCACAGGTACTTTCTGTTACATATGCAGTTAAAGGTCTTTCTGTTGCTTATATTACCCCTACTTATGGATTAGCGAAGGTTTTCTTCAGTAAGCTGACAGAATCCCTAGAATTGCCTAAAAACAAGTCTGATTTAAAAATAGACTTCCCTAATGGCGGACAGGTAGAATTCTTTACAGGTGAAAGATTAGATAATCTAAGAGGTAGAAAATTCCATTTGGTTATTGTAGATGAAGCATCCTTTATCCCTGACCTAGAAGCAGGATGGCAAAATAGTATTAGACCAACCCTAACTGACTATAAAGGGAAGGCAGTATTCCTATCTACCCCTAGAGGGAAAAACTATTTCTATAGCCTGTTTATGAAAGATGGTGAACAGGATTGGGCATCCTTTAAATTCACTAGCTATGATAACCCATTCATAGACCCAAAAGAAATTGATGAAGCTAGGATGCAACTGCCAAACGTAGTGTTTGAACAGGAGTATATGGCTAATCCTTCAGAGAATAGCGCAAACCCATTTGGTAATAAATTTATTCAAGATTGCGTTAAGCCAATTAGCAACCAACAAATAGTTGCATTTGGTATTGACCTTGCTAAGTCTGTAGACCATACAGTTATCATAGGTCTTGATAATGCAGGGAATGTGGCTTATTTTGACAGGTATCAAATGGATTGGCATAACACTAAGGAGAATATAAAGAGGCTGCCTAAATGCCCTATATTGGTGGATAGTACAGGTGTAGGCGACCCTATCCTAGAGGATTTACAAAGGGAAGGTATTGCAATAGAAGGTCTAAAGTTCACGAGTTCAAGTAAGCAGCAACTTATGGAAGGTCTTGCAACTGCCATACAACAACAAAAGATAGGATTCCCTGAAGGCGCAATAACAAATGAACTGCAGGTCTTTGAATATCAGTTCACGGCTAATGGGGTTAAGTACTCTGCACCATCAGGCTTTCACGATGACTGCGTTATGGCATTGGCTTTAGCTTGGAATAATTTCAATATGAAAAGGGGTAATGGCAGGTATTCTATGATGTAATTACCGTTCATCAGATTTATTTACCGTTCATCACAAAGTGTGGAAAATATTTGGATAATGTGTACAGAGGTTGTATATTTGTTATGTCATTGATTGATAACCAACAAAAACCAAAGTTATGAAAAACCAAAAATCACCTGAAGAACTTTATGAGTATTTAAAAAGCCACAAAGGTTATGAAGTTGCAAGAGCATCTTTTCTTAGACAATTAGAGTGGGAAGGTAATAGTCCATTAGAAAGCGCAATGGCTAATAGCTATGCAATGTTAATGGTTGCAAATGGTGGAAACAAAGAAGAAGCAGTTAAATTAATCTTGAAACTTTATCAGCCTGAAAATTTAGTTAAGCTGATGGAGTTGGCTGAAAAGAATCAGGAAATCCATTCTGAATTAATTAATGAAATTTTAAATTAATATTATGAAAAAAGAAAACACACAAGCCGTAATTATTCTTATATTCGCATTCTTAGTAGTTGCGATATATCAGAACATTTAAGAGCATAGACCACCTCAAGAAAATTTTTAATATTAAAAAATAACAAAGGTAGTAATTTGGGTACTTGGGGTGGTTTTTTTAAAACAAACACAATGAAAGGAAACAACTACACAATTAGTCAGGAATACTTAATAAGACTTGAAAACGAATGTCTTATTGAAAAGATAGCTAAACTTGAAAAAGAACTTGCAGAAAAAGATTTAGCTATTAAAATGCTTAAAAAAGATTTAGAACCATTTTTAACAGAGCAACAAAAGAGACAGGACTACATAAATAGAAGGGATGCAATAGATTTAAAACTTGCTCAAATGATGGCTAATTTTCATAATCAAAAAATATAATATGAAAACAGCAATGCAAATAGCAGTAGAAAGCTATAAAAATGATGGGGTATCTTTTACGGATTGGTTTATTGATAATTATGAAATGTTACTTGAAAAAGAAAAAGAGCAGATAGTTACCGCTTTTGAAGTTGGGTATAAGTCCTGCGATATAGATGAAGCATTTGAAATTAATAGAAAGTTAGCAAGTGGAGAATTGCATTATAATAAAACTTATAACATATGAAAGCATTAGAATTATTAAAGTTTATGTTTATTTCAGTTCCTTTGGCTTGTTTAGTATATATAATAGCAGTATCTTTATCTAAAATCAAGCAGCTATGTGGGACAAAATAAACGTATGGCAATACCAACAGATTTACAATGCTTTAAATACAAAGGAGAAAGATGCAACTGATTTAGACCTAGAAGTCAAATTAGTAGGGATAGTCAACAATATGACTGAAATGCAAATAGACAGTCTACCTTTGAATGAATATAAAGAGTTGAGCAAAACCATATCTTTCTTAAATGAACCGATAGAAGGCACACCTAAAAAGCATATATGCATATCATATAATAAGAGGTACAAGATTAATTACGATGTCAGTAAGATGCCATTCGCTAGGTATATAGAAAGCAAGGTATTTAGTGAGGATTTATACGGTAACCTGCATAAGTTAGCAGCTACAATGGTAATACCACAGAAGCGAAAGTTTGGTATTTGGTTTAATGAAAAGTACGATGCTAGTAAGCATCAGGAATATTCAGATGATATGTTAAATGCAAAGTTTGTAGATGTTTACCATTCGTTGGTTTTTTTTTATCAAGTATACAGAAATTGGATAGAAGTTTCAAAGGGTTATTTGGAGAAGAAGATGGTGGAAGCAGGGATGCAGGAAGCACAGGCGAAAGAGGTGGTTCAAAGTTTATGCATTATTTTGGATGGCAATATAGCACCAAACTTATTGCCGAGTACGAAAATTGCACAGTTAGCGAAGCCTATGAATTAAGTACAATAGAATGTTTAAACATATTAGCATATCTAAAAGCTAAGACAGATTACGACAATGAGCAGATAAAAAAAGTAAGATAGTTTTCATAGTTGGATTTTTTGGTTAACATCCCCATCCCTAAAAAGGTGGGGATAGTTATTTTAAGCCTGTTATACTATTTATTAGTATGAGCATATCCAAAGCACAAGCACAGGCAATAGCAGATGGCTTCCTAAATACACTAGGCGAACAACCTATGAAAGAGGGAGAAATGCCTGTTGCTGAAAGGTTGCTAAAGGATTTTGGTGCAGACTTTATTAAAACTGCACAGGCTAATCTTAGGGCAAATGGGTCTATTGCTTCAGGTGCTATTGATGATATCAGAATGTACTTTAGTAAATTTGGTACAACCTATAGTATTTCTTTAGGCTACCCAAAATCAGAAAAGGCTTCTAAGTATTGGGACTTTATAAATAAGGGTGTAAAGGGAACTAAAAATATTAAGGCTGATTCAAAAACACCTTATAAATTTAACCCATCTAAAAAAAGCATTCCTATATCAGCAGTACAGGGATGGTTAGGGTATAACAAATTAAAAGCAACTGCAGTAAAGCCATATAGAAAATTAGGGGTAGAAGCTAAAGCAATAGATGCTAAAAAGTCTTTAGCCTATGTTGTAGCTAGGTCTATACATAGAAAAGGTATTAGGTCTACACATTATTTTGACAATGCTCAAAAAGAGGTATTCGGTAAAAACTTCTATGAGGTAATGGAAGCTGCGCTAGGTAAAGATATTCAAATTAAAATAAGACAAATCGGTAAAGAAATAAACAATGGCAATAACAATTCAAAGTAGTCCTGCACCTTATTCAAGTATGCACGATGACTTATGGTATGTATCTAGTTCAACTAATGTAAATAACACTGCATTTAAATTCGTGTACGATGTGTTCGTTAATGGCGCACAGGTAAGTAGAACTAAAGTATACCCATCCCCATCTGCAGAAGGCAGTTATGGTATTTTTAATCCTTCCCCTATGATTAGGTCTTTTGTTACTAATTACTTTGAGCCTTCAGGTTCATCAATCCTAGTAGCATCAAATGATAAAATAAAGGTAGATTCTCAAATAAGAATAGGAGAAGAATATGTATCAGGTGGCAATCTATTAACTTTTACTAATTTAGCTTCAGGTGCATTAAGTGCATATAATTACTATCCACCTTTATTCGCAGACATATTGTTTACTAATGAAGATAACCCATTAGTGCTATCTGATTACTATGACAATCTATTAATAGAAAACTTTACAGATGATTGGCTAACAGAAAGGGATACAAATAATATTACGATTGAATATGGTGATAATTTTTATGCTACATTCTTTAGGGTAACTGCAGGTGCTTATTCAGCTAAAATAGATGTCCTTAGTGAAGCAGGTTCTATACTTGATACTGCTAGTGGTTCAATTACATTTAGCGGACAGATGAACCTATTTAACTGCTCTGCTGCTAGTATTAATACTTTTGCAGGTAGAAGTTTAATAACTGAATCTGCTTATGGATACGATGTATATATAAAATTGGGTGCTGCTGAATCTAGAAAGTTAAGATTTACACAGAGGTGTTATCCTAAATACAGACAATACAACCTTAACTTTTTAAATAGATTAGGCGGTTGGGATACAATGAAATTTGCATTAGTTAACAGAAGGTCTAGTGACTTCACAAAAACAAGCTATAGAAAAAACGAATATCAGCTATCAGGCAATGCAATGACTAACATTGATGCTTATAACAAGTACAATGAAAGCACTGTTAACTATGCCATCCAACATAAGGATATGTTCCATTTAATATCTGATTGGGTAAGCCAACAGGATTATGAATGGTTAGCGCAGTTAATGTCTAGTTCTATTGTTTATATGGAGGTTCAGGGTGCATTCTTCCCTGTTACGATTAGTAACAATAACTATCAATACAAATTAGAAAGTGCAGATAAGCTATTTAATTTTGAAATAGACATTGAAGTATCTAAATATGTAAACAGTCAATTCAGATAATGGTTAGTACAGAAATATACATAGAAGATTATAAGTTAGAATTATCAAAGGAATTAAGCACAGAGTTTAATTATGCCATTGATGATATTACTGATTTCGGTTCAAAGAATACATCCTTTTCAAAGACTATCAATATAGCAGGTAATTCTACAAATAACAGAGTATTTGGATTTGTATTTGACTTAGGTAATGCCAACTTTACAGATGACACATTGCCTAATGTCAATTATAATTACAATGCTGCAAAGGCTGCACAATGTAGAATCTTTATTGATAAAATACAGGTCTTTAAAGGAACATTAAGAATACTAGAAATCATAGTAGATGGTAAGGCTATTGAATATCAATGTTCTGTATTTGGGGAGTTAGGTGGATTTATTACTGCATTAGGTAATAAAAAAATTGATGAACTAGACTTTAGCATTTACAATCATACTTATAATCACGATAATATAATTGATAGTTGGGAAGTATCAGGAGCAACTGCAGGGGATAGAGGTGTAAATAATAGTTTATCTTATGGTTCAGGATATTACTACCCATTGATTGACTATGGAACTTATAGAAATACAAATAATAGAGACTATGGTGTAATGACATTTAGACCTGCATTGTTTGTCAAAGAATATTTAGAAAAAATATTTGAAGGTAGTGGTTATGCTTATGATTTTCCTTTATTAAATACTGACCCATTTAAAAGGTTAATTATACCACACAATCAAAAGAAATTAACAAAGACAACAAGCACTTTAAATGTAGCTACAAAAACAACAGAGCAAGAAATTACAGGTACAAGCGCAATTACATTTGATACCGTTACAGGTTCAGGATTGGTTGCTAGTAGTGCAAATAGTGTATTTACATACACAGGCGCAACTTCTATAAACTTAAAAATGGTTTATACATTTGAAGGAGATGGTACAAGTGGTACATTTAATATTTATAAAAATGGCACGATTGTATATACTTCAAATAGTATTGGAGTAGATGGAGAATTTGAAATATTAATGAATACTAATGATGCAATAACTTTTAGATATACTAATACTGCACCAAATAGAGATGACCCACCTGTTACAATTACATATGCTCAAGTATCATTTTTTTCAGGTTCTATTGTTCCTGTTCCTTTAAATTATAATGATGATTTAGTTATTAATGATACAATACCAAAAGGTATATTTCAAAAAGATTTCTTTTTAAGTATTTGTAAGATGTATAATCTTTATGTCTATGATGATATATTTAACGATAAAAAGATTTATATAAAACCTTACATTGATTTTTATCCTGATACAAGTGCTAATGCTTTAGATTGGTCTGAAAAAATAGACAGGTCTAAGCCATTAAGCATCAAGCCAATGAGTGAATTAAATGCAAGGTATTATCAATATAAATACAAAGATGATTCAGATTTTTACAATGAAAGCTATAAAAAGAAATATAATCAAAACTATGGCGATAGGTTATATGATACTAATTATGATTTCAGTAAAGATACAGAATCACTTGAAATAATATTTGCATCAAGTCCATTAGTACAAATAGCAGGAGAAGAAAAAATAGTAACGCAAATATTTAAACTATCTAACGAGAATACTAAAGAAGACCAAATGGATAGTGTTATTCGTATTATGCAGGTTCAAAAAATAACAGGTGTACATAGTTGGAAAATAAGGAATCAAAATAATACAGGAGATTTACATAATGGTACAGTATATGGATACGCAGGACATTTGCATTTTAATGGTAGTGGAGTTCCTGACCAAGATATAAACTTTGGTGTGCCAAAAGAGGTATATATAAATACTACATCATATCCAACTACAAATTTGTTTAATGCATATCATAGTGAATACATAGCTGAAATAACTAGCAAAGATAGTAAGCTATTAACTTGCACTGCATTGCTAAATACTCTAGACATTAATAACCTAGACTTTAGCAAATACATTTGGATAGATGGTGTACTATTCAGATTAAATACAGTAGAAGGATATAATCCTATGGAATACAATACAACCAAAATAAGTTTATTAAAAGTAATTGAAACAACATACTAATGGCAGAGAATTTAAATTTAAATGTAAACGTAAATACATCAGGTGCTGAAGGCTCAATAGGTTCACTTAAAAAGCAACTTAGAGAAGCGCAGAATGAAGTGGTCGCATTGTCAGACAAGTTTGGTGCTACATCTGCAGAAGCGATTAAAGCTGCAACAAAAGCAGCAGAACTTAGGGATAGGATAGGTGATGCTAAAGCATTGACTGATGCATTTAATCCTGATGCTAAATTCAAGGCATTGACTGCTTCACTATCAGGTGTTGCAGGTGGATTCAGTGCAGTACAGGGTGCGATGGCTTTATTTGGCGCAGAAAGTGATAATGTACAAAAGACATTATTAAAGGTTCAATCAGCAATGGCACTTTCACAGGGGTTGCAATCTGTAGGGGAAAGCATAGATTCATTTAAGCAATTAGGCGCAGTAATCAGAACACAGGTTGTAACTGCTTTTAGTACACTAAGAGGTGCAATTATATCAACAGGAATAGGTGCATTAGCAGTAGCTATTGGATTACTTATTGCAAATTGGAATGAATTTACTGAATATATTAAAAAGAGTTTTCCTGCATTATTTAAATTAGGAGAAACAATAGGTGGCATAGTACAAAGTATAACTGATTATGTTGGTATAACATCAGAAGCAAAAAGAGAATCAGAAGAATGGGCAAATGCTATTGGTAAAATTACTAAGGCTTTAGATAACCAAATAGCAGAACTTGAAGCACAGGGTGGTAGGGAAGATGAAGTATATAAACTTAAAAGGCAAAGACTTGAATATCAATTACAAGCTATAAAAGGCAATTCAGAAAAAGAAATTGAAGAAAGAGCAGATTTAAATTCTAAGTTAAGAATATTAGATATTCAGGAAGAAAAAAGGAAAGAACAAATAATTGAACAAGAAAAGGCTGAAATAGAAAAATATAATGAATGGTTATTAAATCAAGACCTTATTCTTTATGAGAAAAGAAAGGAACAGTATAAAAAACTAAATAGAGAACCAATTGGTTCTGATGGAATGACTGATTCTGAAAGAAAGAAAAAAGAAGAAGATGATGCAAAGGCTAAAGCAGATGCTGAAAAAACTATGCAAGAGTTTAATGAAAAAAGTGAAAAAGATGGATTAGGAAAGGTATTAGGAATAAAAGCACAGGCAGATTTGCAATCTATTAAAGATGCAGAAGATACTGCTGCTGCTAAAAAAAGAATTGATGAATTAGAAAAACAAAGTAAGATAGAAACTGCTTATCAAATTGCTGATATTACGGCAGGTATATCTAATATAATAGGTCAAGAAACTGCAGCAGGTAAAGCTATTGCTATTGCATCAGCTACTATTGATACTTATCTAAGTGCATCAACAATATTTAAACAGGCTTCTAAAAATCCAATAACAGTTGTAAATCCTGCATATCCATACTTAATGGCTGCTCCTGCAGTTTTAGGTGGTATTGCTAGGGTAAAACAAATTGCATCTGTATCTATTCCTAGAGGTGGCGGTGGTGGTGGTAGTATGCCTAGTATGTCAAGTGCTGCACCAATCCCACCACAATTACCTACTGCACAGGTAACACAATTAAATCAACAGACAATTAACGATATTGGCAATCAGGCAGTAAGAGCATATGTAGTTGAAAGTGATGTTACTAGCAGTCAAGAAAGAATAACTGCAATAAGACAAAGAGCAAGATTTAGTTAATATTTTAAAAAATTCTATTTATGAGTATGGAATTACCTTTATATATGTTGGAAATATCTGATGATTTAAACGATGATGCAGAGGTGCAGTTCGTTTCATTAGTAGATAGACCTGCAATTCAAAAGAATTGGAATGCATTTAAAAATGAACAGAAGTTTCAAATTATTAGTGAAGATAAGCGTATTATTAGTGGTTGCGCTATGTTGGCTGATACTCCTATCTTTAGAAGCGATGCTACTTTTGGGGATTACTATGTTGCTTTTTCTAAAGACACTATTACAAAGATTGTACAGAAATACTTTAAAAAAGGCTATCAGAACAATGTTAACTTAATGCACGACCCTAATCAAATTGAGACAGGGGTTACAATGTTTGAAAGTTTCATTAGTGATAAGTCTAGAGGTATTGAACCAATGAAGGGATTTGAAGATGCGCCTGATGGTAGTTGGTTCGTATCTATGCTAGTAGAAAATGATGAAGTATGGGATAAGGTTAAGCAGGGAATGGTTAATGGGTTTTCTATTGAGGGAATATTTAACTATGCACCTTTAGTTTCTAAAGAACAACAGGTGATGAATGAAATATATAAAATCCTAGAAGAAGTTGAATTAGGTGGGCCGGGCAGTGGTCGTAGACCTGAAGGCGGTGGTGATAAAGAAAGTACAGGTGGTAGAGTTAAAACAGTATCAGTAGATGATAAAGAGGTTAAAGATTTAGTTGCACAGGCAGAAGCTGCAGCACCTGAAGTTGATAAATTAGGTAAAGACTTAGCTGAAAAGTATGGTGCTATTGTTACTCCTATTAATATGAAATCAGCCGATTCTATTGTAAGAAAAACAAATGATGAAGAAAAAGGTAACTTAGGCAATATCAAAGATTCAGTTAGAAATACAATTATAACTGATGACCCTGTAGCTATTCAAAATATTATAAAAGACCTTAGTAATGACCCTAGAGTTGCAAATGGTAATGGCAGAGTTAAAGTACAATCACACGATTCTAATTCATTGGGATATAGTGGCAATATTATCAATATAAAGACTTCTAATGGCTTAACTGCTGAAATACAGGTAAATACCCCTAAAATGATATATGCTAAGGAAAAGCCTGCAGATGCCAAAAGAATACTAGGGGAAACTAAATATAACCAAATTCAAAAGCAAACAGGTTTTGTAGGTGGTAGAGGACACGAATTTTATGAACAATATCGTGTATTAAACCCTAAAAAAGATGGAGCTAAAATGAAGGAAATAGAACAAAAATCTAAAAAATACTACAGTAATTTTTTGGGATAATCAGAAATAATTAGTACATTTGATATATGAGAAATGAGAACTTAATTAGTGAAATTGCTAGTGGAAAGGAAGTTTTCTTTGAAAACACTTTTGAAGAATTTGTCTTTAGAAGTATTCCTGAAGGTGGCTATGAGGCTAAAAGAAAAGGTGGGAAACCTTATGAAGTTAACATTGGTTTGAAACCGTTAACTGAAGCGTTTATTGAAGGAAAGATTATTAGCAAAGAGGAATACGAAAGCTACTAATCAATTTTCCTTTTAAATAAAGTCTTTCTAATTTATTAGATAATGGCTTGTTAAACTTAGAGTATATAATCTTGAATTGTTTAGATTCATTTATATACTTTTTTAATTTACGGTAGTCTCTGTTCTTAATACATTCTCTGACATTGCATATTCTATCACACAGTTTAACTATAGATGCTATTTCATTTTTAGCAATTTCAATATAGTACCTGTTTAAAGGTGGCTTCTTAGTCAGTAGCTTAACACTATTAAAAACTTCTTTGTGTATTAGCTTGATTTTATTTTCATCTAATGCAGTATCTTCTAAAGTATCGTGCAACGCACACACAGAAAGGATTACATCTAATTTAATACCTTTAATATTGTTTGCGTTACAGAAATTTTCTGCTTCATACCATACATTTAGTAAATGGTATAAGTAAGGCTTAACCCCATACTGCTGATACTTGTGGTATTCAGCAGCAAGAGCAAGTGAGTTATATTTTATTTTATTCATTTTAATTTAATTAAGCATACCAACTGCTATAAACACCATTTTCATTCGCAGCATATTCGCAGAAGCAACCGTGTTTTGCTTTAATGTAGTAGCTAACATTACCATTGTAACTAACTGAAACAACAACCTTCTTTAAAATTGGTTCACCAATAAAGGCATTTTCAACAGGCTTAACACGAGCAGACATAAAACCTTCAGACCCTGCAACAATACTTTTACAAACTTCTTGCAAAACTATTGATTTTTCTTTAACTGCTACAATCTGATAGAAATCAATGTTAGTTTGGTCATAACCCCAACTGTTATAAAGAACCTGACCAACCTTATAATTGTGGTTCATATTTTGTTGAGCAATCTTTTTTTGTTCTTTTATTTGGTTTAAAGAATTAATATTAGCTTCTACTCTTTCAATCCATTCATTACAGAACTCAATCATTCTTTCTGCACTTCTGAATCTGTAGTTGAATAAAGGCTTTTTAAATCTTGCTTTACTAACTTTTCTAACGCAATAACCAATAATCATTGGTTCTTCTTTCATAGAAAGATGGAATCCTAAACTTTCATACTTTTCAATTAGATTTTTCATAGTCTATATTTATTTGATTAATAATTGGATTAAAACACTAATAATAGCTGCTCCTATAAAATAAAGGAACAATTTAATTTCTAATGGTGGTGGCAAAATTTTGTGGTTCATATTTCTAGTTTTTGTTGGCTCTCTCTCAATGACATAACAAATATACACAGGTTCTGTACACTTTCCAAACATTTGGGGACTTTTTTTTATAAATGTGATGAACGGTAAATAGTAAGGATAAGCGGTTAAGTGATAACATATCCACATATTTAATATTTATATTAAAATATTTATGAATCCAAAAGAAGCATTACAACAAATAAGAGCATTATTTGAAGATATGCCACAAGTTGTTGAGCCTGTTGCTCCTGTTGCACCTGTTGCACCTGAAGTTACAAAGGTAGAAATGGCTGAATATTCTTTAGTAGATGGAACGAAAATTATGATATCTGCTTTAGAAATCGGTGGTATGGTACAAATGGCTGATGGTACTCCTGCTCCTGCAGGTGAGCATCAATTAATGGATGGTACATCTATTGTAGTTGATGAATTAGGCGCAATCGTAGAAATTGAATCACCTAAGTCTGATGTTGTAGAAGTAGAACCTGTTGCACCTGCTGCACCTGTTCCACCTGCACAAGACACAACTGCAATGGCTGAAGAATTAAAGGCTGAATTTGCAGAGCAAAAAAGTCAATTAGAAGCAAAAATTGCTGAATTAGAGAGCAAAGTAAAACAAGGTTTTGCACAAGTAGCTGAATTAGTAGAAGCACTTTCAAACACCCCAACTGCAGAGCCTACTCAAAAAGCAGCAAACGCATTTCAATCTTATGTAACTACTAATGATAGCAAGTACGAAAGAATTGAGAAATATAGAAACGCAATTTTAAACAAATAAATTTATAAACAATGGCATTTTCAGTAAGTTCATTAGCAAACTATACTAAAGAGAACGAAGCATTATTGGTTACTTCTTCAGTATTAGGCGCAAAAACTGCAGCTTTAATTAAAAGCGCAGGTAACGTAATGGTTGGTGTAAAGTCTGCAGAGACAATCAACATTATGGACACAGATGCATTTTTCCAAGCAGGTGGTACTTGCGGTTGGAACGCATCAGGTACAACTTCTTTCACACAAAGAACTGTAACAGTTGGTAAAATCAAAGTACAAGAGGCTTTATGTCCTAAGACATTAGAATCTAAGTATTTACAAAAGGCTTTACCTACAGGTTCTCAGTACGATTCAATTCCTTTTGAGCAAGAATTTTCTGACAAGAAAGCAAAGACTATTGCTTCTCAATTAGAGAGTGCAATTTGGCAGGGTGATACTGCATCTGCAAACGGTAACTTAAACAAGTTTGATGGTTTAATCAAATTGATTGGTGCTGCTTCAGGTGTTGTTGATGCAAACGTATCAGGATTTATTTCAGGTGCGCCTTTGACATCTATTACTGCTGCAAACGTAATTTCTTTATTTGATGGTGTTTACAGAGCAATCCCTGCAAAAGTAGTAGCTGCTGATGATATGGTTATTGTTTGTGGTATGGATACTTTCAGAACTTACACTATTGCATTGAAGAACGCAAATATGTTCAACTATGCATTTGATGGTAAGGCTGATTCTGAATTTGTACTTCCGGGTACTTCAATTAAAGTAGTAGCTTTACAAGGTCTTAATGGTACAAACGATGTTTACGCAATGCGTTTAAGCAATTTGTTCTTAGGTACAGACTTATTGAACGAAGAAGAAAAATTTGAAATCTTCTTTGCTAAAGAAGCTGATGAAGTAAGATTTGCTGCAGAATTCAAAATGGGTGTGAACGTTGCATTCCCTGATGAAATCGTAAAGGTAACTATCTAATGATATAGGGGAGTTGAAATATACTCCCCATTTTTTAAAACAATAAAATAATACAATATGCCGTGCGCATTAACACAAGGATATACCTTAGATTGCCGTGATTCACTAGGTGGCATTACGGAAGTTTATTTTATTGCAAGTTCAGATGTAACTTCTACTACCGAAGCTAGTGGTGTAATTACTGCTTTAACAAAGGCTGCAGGTAAAAGATTCTATAAATACGAATTAACAAAAGGAACATCTATGTTCACAGAGAATGTAGCATCAAATGTTCAAAATGGTACTTTGTTTTTTACACCTGAATTAACAATAATTTTAAATAAGCTACAAGCTAATACAAGAAACGAAATCTTGTTATTGGCACAGAACAGACTTGTAGCGGTTGCAAAAGATAATAATGGCAAGTTTTTCTACTTAGGTAAAACTAGAGCATTAGATTTGACTGCAGGAAACGCAACATCAGGAACTGCTGAAGGTGATAGAAGTGGTTACACTTTGACTTTTACAGGTGCAGAACCTGCATTAGCACCTGAAGTAAATAGCACAGTTGCTGCTGCACTTACAACTGCAGGATAAAAGTTTGTAGTTTTTCATAGTTTAGTTCCCCTACCCTTAAACAAGGTGGGGGTTTTTTATGTGTCAAAAAGTAAAGTTATTGACTTACTTTATTACAACATAAGTCAAGTTTTACCTTTACTGATTCATTTTGTAAATATTTATATAATTGCTATTTATAATTGATGATACATTTAACTAAAGGCGAAACTAATACTATTGTTATGACATTAACTGAAAAGCAGTTATTGACTAACCCTAATTATTTATTTGTGTTCACGAATAGGAGTAGTAATAATGTCATTAAATTCGTAGTATTAAACGCAGCAGATACAAGTTTATACAAAGACAGATTTAATCAGTTTAGCATAGTTACAAATACTAAGTTTAAAAACGCATTAGAAGGTCAGTACACATACGAAATATACGAACAAGCAAGTACTACCAATTTAGATATTACAGGCTTAAATAAGCTAGAAACAGGGATTATGTGGCTTTCAGGTTCTACCTTGACATATAACCAATATACAACAACAGACACTTATACAATTAGACAATGATAGATTTAAGAGTATTAACATTCGCAGAAGCCAAACAACCTGAATTCAAAGAGAAGAAAGGTATTGATGGTGGGTACATTAAATATGGCGAAAACAATGACTATCCTGAATACATAGTAGATTTATATAATAAGTCATCTAAGCATAGTGCCATTATTAAAAGTAAGGTGCATTATATTACAGGCAATGGTTGGTCAGGTCAGCCTGATGCACAGGCATTCATAGACAAAGCAAATAGAGTTGAATCTTTAAATGATTTAACTAGAAAGGTATCATTGGATATTGAAATATTCGGTGGTTCTTATATGGAGGTTATTTGGGATTTATCAGGTAACCTTGCAGAAATTTGGCATTGTGATTATACTAAAATACGCACAAATAAAGATAATACGCAGTATTGGTATAAAGAAGATTGGAAGGATAACAAGGTAAAGCCTGAAGTGATTGCTGCATTTAATCCTAAGCTACCAACAGGTAAGCAGATTTTATATGTTAAGGAATACAGACCTAACATTGGTATCTATGGATTGCCTTCATACTTTGCTGCATTAAACTATATTGAATCTGACATTGAGGTATCTAAGCATATCTTAGGAAATGCACAGACAGGGTTTTCTGCTAGTAAACTTATTACCTTACCAAATGGTGAGCCTAATGATGAAGAAAAACGCAATGTAGATAATAGAATTAGAAAGACTTATAGCGGTGCAGATGGCAAAAAATATATGATTGCCTTTGTAAATGATATATCTAGAAAGCCTGTTATTGATGATTTAGGTACAAGTGATTTAACAAAAGAAGATTTTGGTAAGATAGATGAATTGATACAGACTAACATATTTAGTGGGCATCAGGTAACTACCCCTTCTATTATGGGTATTGCTGAAGCAGGTAAGTTAGGCACTAGAACAGAAATGCGTGATGGCTATGAAATATTTAAGAACACTTATGTGAATGCTAAACAAATGCATTTAGAAAGTATCTTTAATATGTTAGCTAAATTAAAAGGGGTAACAAGTGAAATTAAGATTATCCCTACAGAACCAATAGGTATTGAATTTAGTGAGGCTACAATAGCAGCTAATGCGCCTAAAGAATGGATATTAGAAAAGATTGGTATTGATATGACTAAATATGCTCCTGTTGCAGATGCTGCTGCACCTGTACAGGAATTGTCAGTTAATGAGCATATCAAAGGCTTAAAAGGTCGTGAATGGCAAAATATGCAGCGTATCATTCGTGAATTTTCTAAAGGGAAAATCAACAGAGAACAAGCTACTGCAATGCTTAAAACAGGATATGCTTTAAGTGATGAAGAAGTGAATCTATGGTTAGGTGCAGAATTAGATGCTGAATTTGCAGCGCAAGACTTTAGCGTATTTTACGAGTTTGGAGAAAGTCAAGATGCATACAATGTATGGAAATCTAAAAAGCGTTTTAACGAAGAATCAGACTATCATATGTTTGCAGATGTTAATCAATTAGAATCTGATATTCTAGACCAAATTGCTAAACAAAAGGATATTACACCTGAAGTATTAGCAGAGGTTTTAGATGAAAGCGTAGATACAATTAATACTATTTTAAAAGACTTAGAAGATAGAAAGATATTAAAAACAAGTCAGGAAAAAATAGGGAAGGGAATAAATAGCAATATCATTATTTCTAGGGAGTTGGTGCAACCATTAAGCAAGACAGTTGGTAATGTAAAACCACAGACTACTGAAATTTTGGTTCGTTATTCATATGGTTGGAAATCAGGATTTAATGATTCGGATATATCAAATAGCAGACCATTTTGCAAAGAATTAATTAGAGCAAAAAAGCTATATAGTAGAAGCGACATAGAACAAATTTCAGCAAGATTAGGATACTCTGTTTGGGATAGAGCAGGTGGTTGGTGGACAATGCCAAGCGGTGAGCATAGCGAATCTTGCAGACACGAGTGGAAAACAAACATAGTTACAAGAAAAAAATAATAAGATGTCATTAAATACATTATTCATATCGGTACAGAGTATTAAAGATAGAACAGGTCTACACGCAAATGTAGATGAAAAATTAGTTTTACCTGAAATCAAGACTGCACAGGATATGTATATTTTACCTGCATTGGGTAGTACATTATATAACAGATTACAAGATGGAGTTAATAACTGCACCTTAAATATGGATGAACAAGGTTTATTAGATAACTATGTTACTGATTGCCTTATTTATTATGTTATGAGTGAATTGCCTATGGGGTTATCATATCAGTTCTATAACAAAGGATTGCTTCGCAAAGGTGGCGATAATCAAGAAAACCCATCAATGCAGGATATGATTGATGTGGCAAACCGATACAGGACTAGAGCAGAATTTTATAAGCAAAGATTGATTAAATATTTAAGACAGAACAATACTATGTTCCCTGAATATTTAAACTTTACAAGTGGTATAGATACAATAGTTCCTGATTTAGAAGGTTACACTTCATCTTTGTTTTTAGAGGATGATAGTTGTTATGAGAATAAAAACCTAGCACAAAAATATCAAGGTAAAATAGGCTGCTAATATGAGCAAAGAAGCAAATATTAAAAATCAAAATAAGCTAAAAGTTTATTTAGAAAAAACAAAAAAGAATGACATTAAATCAAATAGTAAAAACAATAACAACATTCGCAAACAATCACGAGCAAATTAAGTTTGTGTATTTTGGGGATGTATGGGAAAGGTTAAGTAATGGCGAAGTTACTTATCCTGCTATGTTCTTTACTTTAACTGATGCTCAGATTTTAGCTAAACAAATACAATATAATTTTTCTATCTATTGTATGGATAGAATGTTAATGGAAGAAACAAACGAAACAGAGGTATTAAGTGATATGACTTTAATAGGTCAGGATATGGTTGCTGAATTAAGAGACCCTATTTATAATTGGATTGCTAGTGATAATATGACTGTTTCTTTTTATACGGAATCAGACCCTGATTATTTAGCAGGTGTTAAAATAGACTTTTCATTAACATTATCTTCATTAAACGATACCTGTCAAATACCATAATATGCAAAGTAAAAAGATAAACGAATTAGGAACTAATGTTGCACCTTCAGTCAATGATTTAACGGTGGTAGGGGATGCAGCAACAGGGCAATTAAAGAAGATTACATTAAGTCAAATATCAAGTTTATTTGGTTCAACAGGTTCTGTATCAAGTGTTGCTATGACTGTACCAACAGGATTAACTGTAACAGGTTCTCCTATTACAACAAGTGGTACTTTAGCGGTTACATTTACTTCAGGGTATTCTATCCCTACAACGGCTAAACAAACAGAATGGGATGCAGGATATGCTGAAAGATTAAAATGGGATGGCGGTTCTAGTGGATTAAATGCAGCAACTGCAAGAACATCTTTAGGATTAGTTATTGGAACGGATGTTTTAGCATATAGAACATTTGGTACTGCAGCTAATAATAACACAGGCGATTTTGCAACTGCAGCGCAGGGAGCAAATGCAGATACTGCATATAGTTTAAGACTAACAGGCGCATCTGCACCTTTAAGCATTTCAGGTAATGTTATAAGTTTAAGTCAAGCTAATACATCTACAAGTGGATTTTTAAGTTCTACTGATTGGAATACTTTTAATGGTAAGCAACAAGCACTAAATGGTACAGGATTTGTGAAGGCATCAGGTACTTCAATCACTTATGATAATTCAACTTATTATTTAGCATCTAATCCAACAGGATATATTACATCTTCTGCATTGAGTAGTTATTTGCCTTTAAGCGGTGGGACATTGACAGGTGCTTTATCAATAACAAATGCAGACCAATCAGGTTCAAGATTAGTTATTCAAAATACAGGTTCAGGTGGTCAAGCAGTAAATTTAGTTGCAGGAAATCCAAACGTAGACCAAACAGGTTTCTCTATTGCTTATGGTAATACTAATTTTTTAAGATTTGATTCTTCAGGCGCAGCTACATTTAGTTCTTCGGTTCAAGCAGCAGGAGAAATAACAACAGGCTCTATTGCAAGAGCATTTCTTCGCCAAACGGCAGGTGGAGATGCTGAATTAGGTTGCAAAACAGGAGGAATTACAAGTGTTTGGAGTGAAGGTGCAGCTAAATTATCTTTTGCAGTTGGAGGTGCTGCTACATTCTCAAGTAGTGTAACGGC